TAAGTGGACAAAGTAATCTACCTATAGGAGATAACATGAAGATAAGCAAAGCGCTTGTTGAGCATTACATCATCAGCCTTGCAGTAGCAGCAATTGCTATTTGGCAGACTGGTAATCATCATTTGAAGCACGTCGCATGGGCTGCACTTGTTGCCGTCTTTGGACCAGTTGCATCTGCAGCATATAACCATTTTAAGGCACAGGCTGCTACAGTCAAGTAAGTTATTAAAAGTATGGCCCCTCTTCGGAGGGGCTTTATTTTTTTTGTCTTTTTCTTATGGCTCGCTATCGCCATAGCCGCTCGCCGTCCGAGCGCCTTCAGGGCGCTCCCCGTATTGCACTCGCTTCGCTCGTATTATAATCACATTCCAACCCCATTAGCAAAAAAAGTAACGCGCCAGAAAGTTATCGGCGTGTCGCTTACGTTTACACGCCTTGCAACTGGTGTTACAGTTAAGCCATGAAGAAAGAAACAGTAGTAGCACATAGAAGTTTTTCATCGTTCTCTTCTTGGATTCGCTGCGGTAAAGCATGGGAATTGGAGAGGAAGTTACAGGCGCCATCTGAACCAGCATGGTGGTTTGTAGGAGGCCAAGCCTTCCACTCAGCAGCAGAGAAGTTCCTGCTCAATGAATTTCGCAAGCAGCAGTACAAAGACAAATACATGGATGTACCGTTCTAATGGAGGCTGAACTTGGAAACATTAAATCAACGCCAGGTGCAGAAGCAGATTACCGTTCGCTCGGTCCAATACGAGTATGTCCATGTGGCTCCGAATGGTGGAATGTCCAGTGTAAGTTTGACACTGACTTTGAAATTGGAATGTACGGGACTAGCGCCCGATGTGTCCTTTGCGATAGCCTTGCCACAGTTGTTACGCCGATAGATAAGGATTAAGAATGGGACGCAAACACGCAAAGATTATTAGCCGAGATGCTTTTATGAAGTCATTCGTAGAGGCTGAAGTTATTATGCGACGCAATCTTGCAGCGCAGATTGAGGAAGCAATCAAGACTGAAACTAACCCAGCCACTATTGCTGGCATGAAGAAGGCAGTTGAGATTGTCTTTGGAATTGTGGAGACTTCTGATGTGGGATGAGATGTGGAATGAGTCATTCATTCAACAGATTGCTGAAGCAGAAAACAAGTCTGGTACAAATCCAACTGACTGGCGTCGTGGTGGAAGAGCCACCAAGGATAATCCTGACAAAGAGAACAAGGCTTGGTGGGATGAGAACGGCAAGAAGATGTTCTTTGACTTCATCAATGCTTGGCAGGAATCTCAGTTTGAGATATGGGTTTCTCCACAGAATGTGCCAGGTGTTGAAATTGAGTTCAACAATAACTTCGGTGAAGTACCTATCAAAGCCTTTGCAGATGCTATAGTTGTCACCCCCGCTGGTGAATTGGCGGTGGTGGATTTCAAGACTGGCTCTTATATGCCTGACTCTTCATTGCAGTTGGGTGTCTATGCATCCATGATGGAGATGCAGTTTGGCATCCGCCCATCAAAAGGTTATTACTACTCGGCACGTAAAGCACAGTTCATTGAGGCAGTTGGGCTTGACCGTTGGACAATCCCACTACTAACAGAACTATTTGCTCAGTTTGCACGAGGCTTAGAGCAAGAGATATTCTTGCCTAACATTGGAATGTCCTGTGGTACTTGCGGTGTGAAGGAATATTGTTACGCAGTCGGAGGACAACTAGCACAGATTTACGACCCACTAGCAGAAATAAAATAAGGAGAAACAAATGGCAGCAAACGAAAACACAAAGTTCCAAGTCAACTTTAAGTTGTCTGATGGAACATTGGTTAACATCTACGCAGCAGATAGTGCAGAACTTGAGGGTAGCCTGTCTACCATTCAGGACACAGCAGCACTGATTAACTCAGTATCTGCATCACTCTCATCAGCAGGCGCAGCCCGTGCATTAGCACAGGGCCTTGGCGCTACACCAGTAGCAGCACCAGCACAGTCATCAGTCATTGAAGAAGGACATTGTAAGCACGGTAAGTTGGTCTATCGCACCAGCAAGCCAGGTGCGCCTAAGGAGTGGAAGGGCTGGTTCTGCCCATCTCCACAAGGCACACCAGACCAGTGCGCTCCTAAGTTCCTTCGCTAAGGTAACTCGTGCTGTCGCTCACCCAAGCAGCAGCCAATAGCAGTCACGACTTTCAGATACTGCCAGACGTTTTCCCTTCGTTGCAAAGCGAAGGGATACGTTTTCGCAGAGGACAATTGACTATGATTGCTGGGCAACCAAATGCTGGCAAATCACTTATCGCCTTATGGCTTGCAGTGCAGATGAAAGTACCTACGCTCTATATCAGTGCTGATACAGATGCGTACACTACCGCCATTCGTGCATCAGCCATGGCCACAGGACACCAAGTGTCTACCGTTGAAGAAGCCTTTCTTACTGGGATGGGGAAAGATTTCTACACACAAGAACTAGCAAGCATCAGCCATCTGCAATTTGATTTCGCACCAAGCCCAACACTTGACGAGATTGACTTAGCAATCCGAGCCTATGGCGAGGCATATGGTGAGTATCCCCATATGATTATTGTGGACAACGCTATGAACGTTGTCTCCATGCAAGGTGATGAATGGTCTGGCCTTCGTGAGATAGCCAAGGCTATGCACCACATTGCACGTGAGACTGATGCTGCTGTTCTACTTCTGCATCACACTTCAGAGGCTGAAGGTAAAGCCGATATGCCACCTAGCCGTAAGGCTATCCAAGGCAAGATTGCACAACTACCCGAAATGATTCTTACTGTGGCATTGGTGCCACATTCAGGTGAGTTCAGGGTTGCTGCAGTCAAGAATAGATTTGCACGACACTCTGCAACTGGGGACCACTTTGTAACTTTGTGGGCTGACGCCAGTAGAATGAGTATGTATTCAGACAGACAGGGCTACCAGATAGCCGAGAGTTGGAGAAGCGTACAGTGAGTGCAGCAAATAAGCGTAAGGGCGCCCTGTTTGAAACAGGCATCCTCAAATGGTTTCGCTCTAAAGGGGTGAATGCAGAGAGATTACGGTTGGCAGGCAAAGACGATGAGGGTGACGTCGTATGCATTGTTGCAGGCCAACCGTATATCTTTGAGTTGAAGGCAACAGCCAAGATGGACCTGCCACAGTTCTGGCGTGAGGCTACAACTGAAGCCTTTAACTACGCCAAGGCACGCAACCTAGATGCTGTTCCACCAGCCTATGTCATCGTCAAGCGCCGTATGGCAGGGCTTGAACAGTCATGGGTCATCCAAGATTTAGACCAGTGGTTGAGAGTACAAGGTGGTATCTAAGCCTGACCTTGGCGCAGTGCTTGAGCACTATGGCCTGACAGTCATAGACAAGCATGGGTGGATAGCCTGCAAGTGTGTCATCCATGATGATACCCACAGCAGCGCAGCGTATAACCTTGATAACCAGGCATATAACTGTCTCGTCTGTCAGGTGCTCGGAGATGTATACACATTAGTGCAAGCAAAGGAAGGATTGGATTTCAAAGATGCTAAACGAAAAGCAGAGGCTATTGCTCACGGAAGCAGCCGAAAGGTACTCCAACAATCTAACGCCACGGGCAGCCTCTTACCTAGAGGCACGAGGCATCAGTCAGGAAGTAAGCCGTACGTTCCTTCTTGGAAGCGTCGTGGAGCCTAGTGCTGGCCATGAACTTGCTGAAGGTATGCTCTCCATCCCTTATCGTACTCCCGCTGGTGTGGTGGGTATCAAGTTTAGGAGATTAGATGAAGGTACCCCAAAGTATCTTTGGCCTACGGGCCAAAAGATTGGCCTGTTTAATGTTAATGATTTGCATAAGCAGAGCGATACGATTGCCATATGCGAGGGCGAGATTGATACCATTATCCTATCGGGTTGCGCAGGCATACCTAGCGTTGGGGTGGCTGGTGTATCTCAATGGAAACCCTGGTTTCCTAAGTTATTCGAGTCGTACTCGCGCATACTTATCTTCGCAGACAACGATGTTAAAGAGGATGGACGTAATCCTGGGCAGGAACTTGCCAAAAGAATCAAGGAAGATTTAGACAAAGCCGAAATTATTCACTTACCCGACAATACGGACGTGAATGAGGTATACTTACAGCATGGTAATTCATGGTTTGAGGAACGACTAGCGGCATGAAGCGGCCTACCTCCATCAAAATCTTCGGGCAGAAGTATAAGATTAAGTACACCCTTGAAGATAAAGATGCATATGGCATGACTACATCTGAGACTAACACCATTGAGTTACGCCCTGATTTGCCAGAGGATAAATTAATTCGTGTCTTTGTGCATGAGATTACTCATGCCATTATCTTTGAGACTCCGATGTCTACTCGTAAGCGCTTTGATGTTGAGGAAGTTTGCGACATTGTTGGTTACCATGTAGTAGATATGCTCAAGGAAAACCCAGAGATAGTCCAGTACATCTTGCGAGAGATAGAAGAAGAGGTTGAGGCCAGTGGCGGACCTATCTGATTTTGATTTAGATTTTGCCTATGGCCGAGAAGGTGAAGTCCTCGTCCGTGAGATTCTCACTGGCGGTGTGACTGTCGAAGTCAAGCGAGACAGGCGCTGGGTTGAGACTGGCAACATCTATATTGAGACGGCATTCTATTCTCGCTCTACCTACAACTGGATTGAGTCTGGTTTGATGAAGACAAAGGCAGATAGATGGGCATTTGTTCTTGAAGGCCTGGTCATCATCGTATCAACAGATGACTTGAAGAAAGCCATTGATAAGTATGGCAGACCCATCAGCAATAAAATTGAACCAAATCCAAGCAAGGGATTCTTGATTACCATTAATGATTTAATCGAGATTCAGCGTGGCAACTAGATACCCAACGTTTATGTATGGGCCAAAGGATGGCTCGCCAGTGCCTGAGATGCTCTGGGTATTAGATGAGATTGACCTGCAGGAGAAAAGCAAAGATGGTATTTTTCTGCACAGATACATATTGAATTACGAAGACAAGTCCTATTACTACGCAGGTGTGTTTGCACCAGAGGAGAATGATGATGAATGAGCGAGGACATCGAATTAGCAATCAAATTGATTCAGTCAATTGGGCTGAAAGTTATCTCTTTGGACAAGACAAGCAACCAGTTGTTGGTTCAGATACCGAATTCGCGTCCGCTGTCTGGGAAATAATGGATGAAATCGGCAACCTCCTTATCTCGAAGCAGATGGACTATGGTCCTGGCAATATTAACAATGCCTTTGGCGGTCCTATTAACGGCCTTATGGTGCGTATTGGCGATAAGTTTGAGCGTCTTAAAAATCTTTATCGCAATGGCTCGGTTCCTAAACACGAGCCTGTTGAGGATTCATTTAAGGACATGGCTAATTATGCTGTCATTGCACTCATGGTTCAGCGAGGTAAGTGGCCAAAGTAATGGACCTGAACAAAGTTAAGGACAAGATTGAGGCGGCTAAGACAAGCGTCCCATTGGAGTCTAAAGACTTTGATTGGATGGAAGGCTTTAACGCTGGGCTTGACTGGGCCTTGCGAATTCTCAACGGAGATAAGAGCGCATCCTAATGGCTAAGAAAATATCCTACGAAGATAAGCGCAAGCAGAACTACAAATCTCGCTACAAGATTACCATTGAAGAATACGAGGCGCTCTTTGCCAAACAAAATGGCGTTTGCGCCATCTGTGAAAAGCCTGAAAACGTTACAAGAAGTGGTAAACTGCACATGCTGGCGGTTGACCATAACCATGAGACTATGCAGGTGAGAGGATTGTTGTGCATGAATTGCAATACTCGCCTGGGATACTTTGAAGGTAAAGATATTCTTGTGAAACTTATGGCGTATCTAATGAGGCAGGCATGAGCGTAGAGTTTAAAGACTTGCACGAGATTGCTATTGTCGTAGCCCGCAAGGTACATCGTAGATACCATACATACTTTGATGTGCAGGATGTAGTCCAGGAATTAACTGTGTGGATTCTACGTCGCCAGGATAAGATTACTGAGTGGCTAAACTTTGAGCCAGGTACTGACGAGTACAAGATGGGTGTGAAAAAGTTAGGCAAGACGCTTACTCGCCACGCTGATAAGTACTGTCGCCGCATCAAGGCACAGAAGTTGGGCTATGAGATTCGAGATGAGCAGTACTACGACAGTGCCACCATCGAGGACTTGCTGCCCTATGCACTCAATGAAGATGTCGAGACTACCTCACCCATTGAGGCTGAGAAGGTATCGAACATGGGCAACCCTGCCGAGGGTGGCAACTATGTTATCCAGTTGTTTGATATTCGTCGTTGCTTGCTCCGCCTGTCGGAGGAGGACCGTAAGGTACTACGACTAAGATTCTTCGACCAACTATCTTATAAGGAAATGGCTGAGGCTATGTCTGTATCAGATACCACGGCCAACCGCAAGGTAGATGGCGCCATTAGGCGCCTGTCGGAGTCATTGGGTGGGCCTAATCCATTTGGCAAGGACGAAGAATGAAAGAACCTATCCATGATGCCGATTGCTATACTGAGATACGTAAGGTTGAAGGCAAGGCCTACATGGAGTTAGTGTGGAATTGTGTAGATAAGTGTCCGATAGGGGGCGACCATGCTCAAGCCTAAGTTCTTTACAGGTATTGGTACGTTATGGGGCTTTGGTATTGACTTTGACCCGTACTATAAAGAGTTTCATATTTTATTTATTTGTTGGTTCTTTTCTATAGAGTTTCGGAGTAAAGATGCAGTATGATTACCGTTGCGTCATTTGTGGGGGCGAGCAGTCATTGCAGCGCAGCATCCATGTTGAGGCGGACAATCCTGTATGCTGTAATCAAACGATGGGGCGTATGTATACAGTGCCAGGAGTAAGTTTTAATGCGTCAGGTTTCTATTCAACAGATAATGCGAGGCGGTAAGATGAGAACGATTACATTTGTTAATGAGTCAAAGTATTTAGCAGCGCCAGACTTTGCCAGTATTGGCTCGGCACTGGGCATCTTTGTTAATCAAGTAGTGCAGGCGTGGAACCTAGAAGAGACAGTTGTTGTTTCATCTAACACACGCTCGGCCAATGGTTGGAACGTCTGTGTTGTGGACCATTTCCCACAGTCGTTGCAAGCCTACGGCTACCATGAAGTGTTGAACGGTCAGCCTATTGCCTACATCTTAGGCGGGTCATTCCGTAATGCACCGCTGGGTAAGTTCCGTAAGGGCATCTCTTACAAGAATCTTGTGCTATCTAAAGATAGATACGAGCAGGGCACGGCAACAGTTGTCTTCCATGAAGTCATTGAGATGTTGGTTGACCCAACTATTACCAACCTATCTAAGCCAGATAGCAAGGGCCGTACCTGGTTGCTAGAGCCAGCAGACCATGTTCGTGGCTTGCTCTACAAGATTACCTCACGCGATGGCAAAGATGTTATTGCACCCAATTGGACATTCCCATCGTTCTATGATGTCAATGGCAAGGCTCCATACTCATTCATTGAGGCTGTGCCTACACCATTCACACTAACGCCAACAGGTTATGGATTTTATAAGGATACTGCAGGCGGACTACACCAGATTTAGGTATAGGGGAAGTACCTAAAAGATAAAGCCTCGGTTTTTACGCCGAGGCTTTTGTCTTGCCGCTACAACTCAGTGGAAGGTCTGAGGAGACTGGCCCATTAACACGGCGAAAGGACGGACTCCGTGTTAATCCTTTGTTATCACACTTGGATGCTTTAACTCTGCAATGATAGCACGAGAGTGCTTGTCGTAAGCATGAATACGCTTTGAATAATCCTTTAACAGTTTATCTTTCGTTGCATATGGGCCGACTGCCTGCACAATGTTGAGGCTTGGATGGATAGCGTAGACAACATATTGCGTGCGTTGCGCCATCAGTTCTTCTACCAATTCCCATACTGCTTTGGCTAACCACTCAGCCGATGGCGCCTCCTCGTCAAGGAGCGCCACCAACTTCTTTAATTCCGTTGGCTTAATTGCCATTCATCTTCTCCTGTATCGCTTTAAGATTCTCTCGCGTTGAAAGATAGCCATAGATTTCTTGGTTGTCTAGGTACTGTGGGATACCCAGGTTGCGTAGGTTGCGACTGAAGATGACATACTCGTAGTCATCAGTGCCATCCACATAGAGAATCTTGGTGAGAATATCTTTGCGAATGAGATAGGTACAGTGCACCACGTCACAGGCGATGAGTCCTTTAATCTCTTGCTTGAGTACCTGGTAGTAGCGGATATCATCAAGGAAGTAGCCCCGCACATTGGCAAGGAGATGATAGTTTGAGTAGGCAGGTTGCTCTGGGTCTGCACTGCCAAGCATTGGTGCCACCACTGGCAGGTTGTGCCCCACCATTGTGCGTAGCGTGTGTGGCTTGACGAAATTATCTACATCCACAACCCAGTAGAAGTCTGCCTCTGCGTACCAAGCAGCCTCAACACTGGCCTCACGTAGGGCACCGAGCGCCTTAAAGCGCACAGGATTCCATTCATGTACGCCATACTCCTGCACTGGTGCGTCAATGTTCTTATAGTCTTCAATGACAAAGCGATACCACTTGCCATTCTCTTCAACCCATTTGCGCAAGATAGCCTCAGTGCCATCTGTGTTGTTGTTACTGCGTACCCAGAGAATCATCTTGTCCTTTGGGTAATCCCATTGGCTCAGTGATTCCAGCCAGGCAGGGAGCATTGCTTCCTTCTGCTTGGCTAGGATGGCTACGAATACTATTGGCTCATTCATTTCTGCTCCCTTAGCCAGCCCCATGTGGTGCCATTGCGAATCTTAGTGAGAGTGCTCTGGCTTACATTAAATCTCTTGGCTAGTTCTATCTTGCGTAGCGGTATCTGTGCCTCAAGTTCTGCAATTCTATCCAGTTCCGCCAGGATAAGTGCTGCATCTGCAGGCGTTAGTTTGTTTCCGTTTCTGTTCATGCTGCCCTTCTCTTTGCTTGTGCCCGCATTACCGATTCCTTCTGCGCCTGACGACAGTCAGCACAGGTTTCTTCCTTCAGTTTAAGATGGCGATTGTATCCAGCACGAGTGCCACACTCTGCAATTTTGCGAGTGAGTGCACGGCCTTCTGCAATAGCCTGCTTGCGTTCTTCTTGCCTCTCACATCCGAGGCATTGATAAGTCTTGGTGCAGAAACAGTCCTTCATACCTTGACCTCTGTCTCGTAATCACACGCCTCACAGGTGGCGTTGGCGTAATCATCTACTCCATCCACAAATACAGTTACATCTTCATTGAGATGACGACAGTCTGGGCACTCCCACGTCCAGTCCATCTCTCGTACATTATTTCCACTGCTCATTCAATACCATCCTTTATTGAGTTCGTGACGTAACGCCCAGCAGGCGTTGTTGTTATAGCGTAGTTCTATATAACGTAAGCCCCATTTTATTTGAGTGTAGGGATTAGTCAAGTAGTCTGCGCCCATAGATTTCATCTTTGTTGCAGGCAACGCTTGGACAATTCCATATGCCTTGCCTTGCCTTGTCTTTGCTCCCACTGCCTTATAGTTCCAGTGAGATTCCATAGTCCAGAGCAGGTCGAGGCACTCGAATTGGATGGCGTCTTTGCCATATTTCTTCTGGGTCCACGACTTTAACTGGCTTACAGTGGGTGGTAAAGCGGTTCTAGGATGGCGTTTAATCGCCTTCCTATCCGCCTCTAGGGTCGTTATTGCGCTCGCTAGGACAATTCCTATGCTGAGCGTTGCTGCTGCCTTCTTAGTGATTCGTTTAATGGCTCTACTCCTAACGGGGGAACGGCGATTTGTTGCCTATTAGCGTGTCGCCTGATTGCTTGCTCTAACCGTGGTGCGCCTCCTGAGATGACGACTCTGCCCTGTTTTTTGGCTATGCGTTGCCTCTCGAATGCGAGAGTGCCAGCGTATATCCCAGCGTTTATTGAGTCATCGTGTGCCATCGCATAAGCGAAACACTCTCTTGATACGGTACAGAAAGAGCAGACCCTGAGCGCGTTAAGTGCGTCGAGTACCTGCTCCTTCTGATTCTCCACGTCGCGGTTGTATTCGGGGAAGAACGCCTCAGGGTCAGTCCCTGAGCACGCTCCCCGTTCTTGCCAGTTGCTCATTATTCCCCGATATCTTCTGCAACTAAGTTGCTTATGTGTTGTTCGTGCTCTTGCATGTCGATTAACGCTTGGTCATAGCCCGCTTGCCACGCAATACGAATTGCTTCGTGTAGTGCGTTGGTAGCGTGCTCGCCAATAGTCTCGGTAAGAGTTCTGCTCATAGTTTCTCCTCCTTTCAGTATCCGTTGCCACAGTCGTGGCGCGTGTGTTTAAGGCGGAGGCGCTTAGCCTCTCGCAAGTTCGGAGTATAGATACTCCACGAGCAGGAGCCAGACCCGCAATGAGTCAGCCACTCCTGCCCGTAGAAGTCATACGAGTAACAACTACTCGCCACGCTCGTCCGTAATTCTTGCCTGCTCTAGCGCGTGTGCCATCTGCATAGTGGCACGAATAGCGCGGGGAATATCCGCCTCACGGGTCGCTTCTTGCACTTCCAACTCGTGTTGCTCGGCAAGCATTCGCCAATAGTTCATTCTGCTCTCAGTCATTTCTCAGCCTTTCCCGTGGTGGCATTCGTTGATTGGGACAAGACAGTCGCCACAGTAGGGGACAGGGCGGGGACAGTCTGCATAGGGGAAGTCTTCTTGCTCTTCGCATAGGCAGAAGTTAAAGCGCTCCACTTGCGTGGCGTGGGTGAGTTCTGCTAGTTCACCCCATGAGATAGATTCTTGATTCATTTTAGAGCCACTCTTGGCGCAAGGCGTAGCCTGCGTCCCCTTCTACAGAGCCATTAAAGAGCACACGGGCGAGAGTGTAGACAGTGTGAAAGCCCATATCCATTCCACAGCCCCCGACACGTAGAACGCGTGAGCCGTTCTTCTCAACTAGTGGCCAATCGAGAGCCTGCGCGACGTAATAAGTGATGTTCTGAATTCTGTCGCCGTCTACGACGTAGAGCGACATAGTGCGAGACATTCCAGAAGCAGAGACACTCTTCACAGAGGTGTAGACAGTCTGCCCCTCTTTAAGATAATGAGTAAGAAGGCGTTCTCTGGCGTCTTCCTGCTCTGCTCGCTTGATTGCAGCCTTGCTGAGTGTTGCTGTTGTCATTGCTGTAACCCCTTCCAAGGTTAGATTCGAGGCTAGGTACCTCGCCACCTCCGAGGGTATTAGAACCCTCGAAGATAGTCAAGCACCTAGCGATTCGACACGTACTTGATGAGTGTGCACACTTGCCCGTCTGCCGTCGTGTGACAGTTGCCATAGACGGGGTGATGGGTGGCGCGGTAGCCGACGGCGAGGAGGCTTAGGGCTATCGCCAGGACGGCGAGTAGTTGCTTCATTATGCCACCTGCTCGGACTCGTGAAGGTCGAGAAGGTTCTTAATAAGTGTTTGCGCCTGCATGGCTGCAACGTTGTGCCATGCGCTCATCTTCTCATAGTTATAGCGTGGTGCTGGGATAGACTGAAGCAGGCGGTGCAGGTCATTATGGAAAGAGTGTTTCTCGAAGTAAATGCCTGCCATGCCTGACTCTTCGACGATACACTCGGAGATTATGCTCCAGTAGACTTTCTTGTTCTTGTCGTGATAGGTATAAACTTTCACGCGGTAGTTGTCTGAGGTTGTCCAAGTCTCGGTAATCTTGCGAGTAGACTCGTTACCAAACTTCTCGTAGTTTGCCATGTTATTACCCTTCCATAGGTTCGAGGTAATTCCCCGATACCTGAAAGATACGCGCTTGTTCTGAGCATGTCAATAGGTAGACACGCCTAAAATGGTCATATTTTCTGACTGACTAGTCATAGGCAAAGGCTCGGCAGAGGCTAGAAGTTGTCTCACTATATGAGACTGGCACAAGGTCAAAGGGTGGGAAGCGTTAGCGATTATCCCATTAGGTAGCGCCACGAGTCGAGGAGTTGGAGCGCCATAGGGTGGGAATGGAGCGCCTATACCCCTGAAAGGGACAGTCCTCCATCACACCTCTCACCACCTCCCAATCGCCTCAGAATGCCCCGATTACCTCCCGAATCCATCCTGTAATGCAGGCAATACGTAGGGAATCCGCCCGCCTCCGTCGTCGTGTCCTGCCCAAATTGCCGATAATCTCTCAACCTCTACCATAGGGTTAAACTCGTCAAATGTCGATAAAGCGACAAAGTCAACCCAGGGGGTTTTAACTATATAGAGTATTATTATGTATAGTCCACCAAAATATTTTTTATAAATATAGGCTCTGACCAGCACTTTTATAGTATGTGACAAACATCACACACTCAAATGCGGGATAAACAATAAAATCCCCACCTTAATATATATAGGGGATAAAATAAAACAGCCCCCTCCGTTCGGCTCTCACAACAGTCGGAGCCTCACAGCGAAGACTGTGTGAGAGCGTCGGTAACCTCCTTGGGGTCGGTTACCTCCTACCCCATATGGCGCCTTCAGGGCGCCCCCTATCAACCCCATAGCGTTGCCCATAGGCAATGCTTCGCAGTGGGATAGTTATGGCCAATTGCTTATTGGCCCCCAATTGCTCATTTTCAACCCATTAGGAAACGAAGGTCCGCGCCATGGCCAGCAAAAAAGGTGACTACCGCCTGGCACCAGGTGCCACGCTTCCTGCCCCAGAGGCCAAGAAGAGACTTATCAGTCTTATCGAGGAAGGCGTCACAGTTGAGGACGCCTGCCGCGCCGTAGGCAAATCCGTCAAATCCTATGAATACTACCGCGCTTCCGACCCACAATTTAAGGAAGCGATTGACCTAGCACGCGTTTTGCAAAAACGCAAGGGCGTTGTGGCAGATGACGACAAGAATATCTCTTTTGAAGATTTCCGTCTTAAGTACCTCAACTCGATGACTTTCCCGCACCAGCGCAATATCATTTCGCTGCTGGAAGACGGGGAGCCAGCATGGCTCCATTCAAACATGATTTATGAGCCTGGCTTTAAGAATTACGTGCTCTGCAACATGCCACCAGAGCACGCGAAATCCATGACCGTCTCGATTGACTTTGTGACGTATCTGATTGTGACCAACCCAAATGTCAGAATCAAGTTAGTCTCCAAAACCCAGCAGATGGCCAAAGAGTTCCTCTACGCTGTTAAGCAGCGCTTGACCGCCCCGCAGTGGATTGAACTTCAGCGTCGCTACGCTCCAGTGGAAGGCTTCAAGGCTACCGCTGAGAAATGGACCCAGGACGCAATTTACATTGAACGTGACTCAGGTGAAAAAGACCCAACACTTCAGGCTCTTGGTATTGGTGGTCAAATTTACGGTGCTCGTGCCGATTATATCATTCTTGACGACTGTGTGACCTTGGCTAACGCCAACGAGTACGAAAAGCAGATTCGCTGGATTCAACAGGAAGTCATTACCCGTGTTGGCCCTACAGGCAAGATTCTTGTAGTAGGTACACGCGTTGACCCATTGGATATGTACCGCGAGATGCGTAACCCAGACCGTTACCCTGATGGTACCAGCCCTTGGACTTATCTGGCTATGCCAGCAGTCCTAGAGTTTGCAGATGATGCAAAAGACTGGCAGACCCTCTGGCCAAAATCTGACCGCCCTTGGGCAGCAGATGAAACCATGCCTGATGCTGACGGACTCTATCCTCGCTGGGATGGTGAAAACCTCAAGCGCCGTCGTGGTGTCTTAGACCCAAAGACCTGGGCAATGGTTTACCAGCAGCAAGATGTTGAGTCAACTGCAATCTTTAGCCCTGAATGTGTACGAGGCTCTGTCGCAGGTATGCGCTCCATCGGACCGCTTATCCCAGGCGCACCAGGCCACCCTGCTTCACTCAATGACCAATACATCGTTGCAAGTATGGACCCAGCAATGTCTGGTGATACCTTCGCAGTTGTTATGGCAGGTGACCGCACAAATCAAAAGCGCTACCTCCTTGAGGCAGCACGCATGCCAGCACCAACGCCAGCACAGATTCGTGACCTTATCTTCTCTTGGACTGAAAAGTACAAGCCAAAGGTATGGGTAATTGAAAAGAACGCCTTCCAGTTGTTCTTGACTCAAGACGAACAGATTAACAAGTTTCTTGCGTCACGAGGCATTCGCCTTGTTGACCACTACACAGGTAAGAACAAGATGGACGCCGAGTTCGGCGTTGCATCTATGGCACCACTTTTCGGAACGACGGACAACCAAGGCAAACACATTAAAGGTTCCAATCTCCTGGAGTTTCCTCGTTCCGATAACGAACACATCAAGGCTCTTATTGAGCAATTGATTACGTGGTCTGCAGGCACAAAGGGTAAGCAAGACGGACCAATGGCCCTATGGTTTGCAGAGACTCAGATGCGCGATTATATCAACCAACTGGGTGCATACGGAAATACATTCATCAAGAATCCATTCCTCACACGTGGTCAGCAGAAGCAACGCAGAGTTGTGAACTTAGAAGAATACGCCAAACTCCAAGAGGAGATGGTAACTAACGGAGGCACGTGGTATGGCAATAGATATTGACGAGTTAGGTATCAAGGTACGCAAACTGCGTGACCACTACCATACTCGTGATGCTCGCTGGACTGACCTCATGTCTATCCGTCAGGGTAACATTCAGCAAGTCTTCCCTGAACTATTCTCATCAGACTTTCCTAAGCCAATGGTGGCTAACTTCATTGACGTTGCAGCACGCGACGTAGCAGAAGTTATCGCTCCACTTCCAGCATTTAACTGCGACACAACAGATACTATCTCTGACCGTGCACGCAAGCGTGCCGACAAGCGCACTATGATTGCCGCTGGCTACCGTGACTCTTGTAACCTTCAGACTCAGATGTACACAGGCGCTGACCGCTATGTAACATTTGGAATGCTTGCATTTATCATTGAGCCTGATTTTGAAAACAATCGCCCAATGATTCGCATTGACAACCCAATTGGTTCATACCCAGAGTATGACCGCTTCAACAAGTTGCGCTCATACACCAAGCGCTACCAGAAGACAGTACGCGAACTTTGTAACGATTTCCCTGAGCACGAGCCAGTTATCCGTGGTCAGTACGAGAAGCGCTCATCTGAGCGTCTCCTTGAAGTATTCCGCTACACAGACAAAGAAGAGACAATCCTCTTCATCCCTGAGCGTAGCAATCTTGTTCTTGACCGTGCAAAGAATTTCCTTGGTGAGATTCCAGTTGTCATCGCAATCCGCCCAGGCGTAGATTCAGATGAGAACCAACGTGGTCAGTTTGATGACATCATGTGGGTTCAGGTTGCACGCTCACGCTTTGCAACTCTTCAGTTGGAAGCAGCACAAAAATCTGTACAGGCTCCAATCGCAATGCCTAATGACGTTAACGTCCTTGAGATGGGTCCAGACGCAACCATTCGTTCTGCTAACCCAGAGAAAATTCGTCGCGTTGGTATTGATATTCCTAATGGAATTTTCCAGGAATCTGCAACACTTGACCAGGAACTTCGTGTTGGTTCACGTTACCCACAAGGCCGTCTAGGTCAGCAGTCAGGTTCTATCGTCACAGGCCGTGGCGTAGAAGCACTCATGGGTGGCTTTGATACTCAGGTCAAGACAGCACAGGCTGTATTTGCTGAGTCATTCAGACACGTCATGCGCCTTTGCTTTATGACTGATGAAAAGATGTTTGGTAGCGTAGAGAAGGAAGTACGCGGCGTTAACGCTGGTGCTCCTTACGAAATCACCTACGTTCCATCAAAGGATATTCAAGGCGATTACTGGTGTGATGTCACATACGGCATGATGGCTGGACTTGACCCTAACCGTGCTCTTGTCTTTGGACTTCAAGCACGAGGCGATTCACTTATCTCACGTGACTTCCTCCGTCGTCAGATGCCATGGGAAATGAACGTCACCATGGAAGAAGAAAAGATTGAAGTTGAAAAACTTCGTGACTCTCTTCTCGCAGCAGTTGGTGCATATGCAAATGCAATTCCATCTCTCGCTGCGCAAGGCCAAGACCCATCAAAGATTATTAATGCTCTCGCAGTAGCAATTAAAGGACGCATGGACGGCGACCCAATTGAGGATGTTCTCGCCGCAGCATTTGCGCCACAACCAGTATCCCCAGAAGAAGCAGCCGCAGGTGAGGCGCAAGGTGCCCCTGGACAGGCTCCTTCTGGGGCACCTATGCCAGGTGGCGCACCGCAAGGTGGCGGTACCGCATTGCAGAGCCTGCTTGCAGGACTTTCATCTTCTGGCTCTCCTCAGTTATCTGCAGGAGTTGCTAGAAAGCAACCAGTATAAACGCGTTCTGGTTGTTACAAACAAACCTATAGGAGATACAAAATGGCAACAATGAAGTCATCATTAACTACAAAGGTTCCTGCACCAAAGAATCAGGGTGGACATGGTTCATCTGATGCAGTAACACAGAAGACAAAGATTCAGTCAAAGTCTGGCCCAGCCAAGACAGGCGCATCTAATGTTGTTTACACAAAGCAGCCATCAGGTACCAAGGGAACTGGTACAACTGCTGGAAAGCCAATGAAGTAACAATGCATTTAGACGACGAGGGCGAGGCAGCAACAAGGGTAACCAAGTTTGATGTTCTTGCCCTTATCGTTGAAGTAACTGCAAATATCATTAACGATATTGCAGATGGTCTGAAGGTTGGAAGCCAAATGCTTCAGACACACGCTAATCTTGTGGAGGAGCAACAGACTTTCCACGAGTATGCCGCCCGCACCATTGAGACACTTAAAGAGGGAGAATAGACATGCCACAGGCAAATAAGCCAGCAATGTTCTCAGGCCCTGGCGCACAATCGCGCAGAACCGATGGCGGACCAGCATCAAAGCAAGCACAGCGCTATATCGCAGGTATGCCAAATTATGGAGATGGTCAACAACTTATGGACCTTCAAGCATCTGCACCAATGGCGTCAGCACCACAGACACCAGCACCGTCTAAGACGGCTATCGTACAAGCAGCACAGCAAGGCGGACAAGCCCAGCCTGCTGCACCACAACAACAAGTCACACCACTCCTTGCGCCAACACAACGTCCGAACGAACCAGTAACTGCTGGCTCTTTTCTCGGCGCTGGCCCAGGTCCAGAGGCTCTTGGCATTATGCCAGGACAGCAAATGGGTGGAACATCAGCCAAACAGGTTGTTCAATCACTCGCTGCACATCCAGATGCCTCACCTGAATTACGGAGTCTTGCGTCAGTATTGGGGCAGTAATTGTCAACTAATCAACCATTGCCACCTTCACCTGGTGCAAACGTTAACACTGCCAATGCTGCAGTAAAGGGATATCCAGACGCCACTCAAAAGGCTCCATCTGAAATGGCTTCTGCCATTCAATCTGGTAACCCAGACGCACCTGGTGCCACTGCTGCAACTGTACACATGGCCTCACACGCTGCTGCTGTTGATAATCACATTGCACAGCACGCTTCACAAGCATGGTGGCAGACAGCCCTTGGTGATGTTGGTAAAGTAATTACAGCAACTCCAATTCTTGGAACTGTCGCTAAGTGGGCTGCAAAGCCACTTCAGGAAATCCAAAGCGACTACAAGTTTATCCACTCAGTTTATGTTGACCATGGCTTTGGGCAAGGCTTACTTGCCACCCTTGGTGTTGTTGCTGGTGGTTCTATTGGTGCCCTTCTAGGCCCTGAAGGTATTGCTATCGGTGCAGGCATCGCCGCATCCCTTGAGCGTAACCTTGGCGGACAACTTATTCCGCAATATCAAAATTCTTACAAAAAGTCTATTGACCCAAATTATCAAGTTTCTATTGGTAGAGATTTGGCTAATGGACTATCTAACATTCCTGGCCTCAGCACGCTTAAAGATACCAACCATGGTCTTGGTCAGTTTGTTTCTGGCGTAGCAGATGCAACATTTGATTTCTCTGCAGACCCACTTGCTCAGGCTGGAAAGATTGCTGGCTCACTCAAGGCTGGTAAGTATCTTGATTATGCAACTGACTCAACTGGCAAGACACTTCTTGATGCAAACAAAAAGCCAATTGTCATTGCAACAATTCCATTGGCTAAGAATTCACCTGCCGTCACAAACTTCTTGATGAAGGTATCTGGCAAGCCACTTACAAGTGACATGGTGATGAACGCCTATGATGCTGGTGGTATTGCTGGCAAGTTTAATGCAGCAGTAAATCCAATTAAGCGCGCAATGGATGACATTGCCAACATGGCAAAGAATCCTGAAACATTTGCCGTCAATGTTGAGAAGTCATATCCAGGTACGCAATTCACTCCTGATTTAATTCAGAAGTTGTCTAAGGCTACAGATGGACGTGACGTTGCATCTATCTTTGCTAAATCTCTTTACTCTGGCGAAATGGCTGAGAAAGCAAACATTTCAACTGCTTTGTCGCTCCCAACTAAAACACTTGGTCGAGCGCTAGTAAACAAGGCAACAGATAAGATTATTCAAAAGGCTGGCGATACGCCTATTTCACAAGAGCGTAACTTGCTCTTGCCAAAGGCAATGCCAGTAATGAATCCAGATGGTACGCAGAAGTTTATTACAGATGCAAAGACTGGCGCACAAGTCCCAGTGATGAAGTCACAATGGGGCGGACTTTACACAAAGTCTGCCGATGGCTGGAATGGTTGGAACGCTTTAGCAGGTAAGGTTCGTACCTTTACTGGCTATAAGGCTTTGACCATCAATAAGACTCTCCTTGAACAGTCTGGCGAAAACTTTAAGTGGACTGACCATAATGCTGGTACAGCACTTTACAACATGTTCTACTATGCAATGCCACGTGATGTTGCCCTTGAAAAGGCATCAGAAATTATGGCTGCGCCAACAATTGCTGAGAAGCAAGCGCTGTATGCACAAGGCGTAAAAGAAGTCATCAAGGCTGCTGGTATTCCCGATGATGAAGATATGGTTTCTAAAATCATGTCGCACGCTCAGCGTGCAACTACTGGTGGTAAGCGCTCAGACGCTATATATGGACATGACACCACAGGTAATGGTGTAGGCACGGTAGAGATGAAGGCAAGCAATCATCCTGATGACAGCCTAAGCACTCCTGCAGACCCACAAGAAGTTGCTCTCTGGGGATGGCAGCAAGGCGAAAACGCTTTCGTTAACTTCAAGGAATTGCGCAAAGCAATGCGTCAGACAACAGTACACGGAATGATGTACTCAAAGGCTGATGACTGGTGGAGTTATTACACCGACAAAATCTTTGCACCAATGACTCTTTTCACAACAGGCTTTGGTCTACGTGTAGCAGGCTCTGAAGCCTTGCACCAGGTTATTCGTAATGGCCTTGGTGGATACATGCAAGACAAGATTGCGTTTAACGCAGCCAAGTATAAGTACCTCAAGATGTCGCCAGAAGAGCGTCAAGCCATGGCTGACCATCTTGCTCAGATGACAACACCTGAGGACCATGAAGCAGCACTTGCTGGCAAGACTGTCAAAGAAAATGCAGTCACTAAAGATATTGCTGAGAAAACAGCAACTGAAGATGCTCTTCGCGCTACAGCAGAGAAGGACCCATTAGTCAAGCGTATTGTTGACGCTCGTGGCCTTGTCAAGCCAGTAGGTTGGGCATCAAGCAAGATTGCTCCTTATGTCGCTGAAGACAAGATGAATGTACTTACCAACTGGCTCATCCAGATGCATGGTATGTCTATTCCAGCAGGCGTAGCCTCTGACCACTTTGCTCACTACTCGCTAAACGCTGCAGAGCGTGCTAGCCAGTTCGTTGAGCAGAACGGCCATGGTTCAACTGGCTTAGAAGATATCATGTCCTTGACTGGCAAAGATAAAAACTTCCACGCTTACTGGGCACAGAACCTTTCCAAGTTGCGCAATGAGCAGATGGCTCGTGACATTGCCAACGACTACATTCGTCTTTCAAAAAGTCCTGATTTTCAGGCTTTGTCTAATGACGAAAAGTGGAGCCAGATTCAGCAACTTCACCAGGTGCGTATTGAGGACCCAACCAAATATGCAAACCTACGAGATACTCTTGTCGGTCTTCGTGATGGTAAGGCAGACTCTTTCTCAAATGCTCAGGTTAAAGCATTTGCTGGCTTGGTTCAAGGTAAAGATGGAACTATCCACGATAACCTTATTCAGAACATTGCCAATAACAAGCCAACATACGCTACAGATTTAACGGCTATTCCACCAATTTCAAGCCCTGTCAAGGTGCTTGGCAAAGAGCCACGCAATACAATGGATAACCCATTGCAGCGTATTACTCAGGTTGGATACCGCAAGTTCATTAATCCAGTTATGGATAGCATTTCTCGTGAGCCAATCTTTGGCCACTATCTTTACGAGAATTATCGTTCAATGAAGCCAATGCTTGATGCTGGCCACATGAGCGAAACAGAAGCACTACAAATTGCAGGTCAGAAGGCAGTCATTCAGATGTTGCCTCTTATCCACAACCCTGCACTTCGTAGCCAGTTTGCGATGATTTCTCGTAACTTGCTTCCATTCTACTTTGCTCAAGAGCAGGCTATTAAGCGTTACGCACGCCTTGCATATCAGGCTCCACAGGCTTTCCGTGACTTCCAGATGATTAACCACGGCATCAACAATCCTGGCTTCATCCATCAGGATTCATCTGGTAACAAGTACATGGTCTATCCACTTATCGGTGAGTTCGGCAACGCTGCCGTTCGTGCCGTTAACGCACTTGGATTTACCCAGTTTACTGGATTGCCAGAGTCAATCACTGGTAACGTTTCATCCCTTCAGTCAGTACTTCCTGAAGCAAAGATGCCTGGCGTCAACCCATTTGCAACTATCCCGCTTCAGTTAATCAAGAACCATTTCCCATGGGCTGATTCTGCAGTCAATGCTGCAACTGGTGGTTACCCAGGAACTACGCTTATCAACGCTCTTCTCCCTAACTCAGCCATGCGTGACTTGTTCAATGCCATGACGATGAATGAGAAGGAAAGCATGGTGCACAATGCCATCCTTTCAGCAATGGCTGCAGCGTATTACCACGGAGATTTGCCTGACAATTATGCGGCTTTGCCAGCATCAGTTCAGCAACAATACCTTGACAAGATTGATGCCAATGCACGCACAAACTTGTTCATCAAGGGCATCCTATCGTTCTTCTTGCCACTGTCTCCGTCGGTAAGCAACGATTACTACAACAAGAATCTTCAGACTCTTCGCTCTGAATTCCTTGGTTACATGAATAAGGTAAACCCAGACACTGGTAAAACTTACACTTTAGCCGAGGCTACGGCTGCATTTAATGCAGAACATGGACAAGTCAAGGCTGCCGATGGCACCATGATTTGGAGAGGTACTGCATATACCGCATATCAGACAAAGACTGGTACTGCTGGGGCAGACCTTCCGCTTAATGATGCAACTATGAATTGGTTGAACCAAAACGGCGATTTGATGAATCAATACAAGTACGGCGCAGCCTACTTAATTCCTCAGACTAAGGCTGGTACAGATGCTCTGAAGGTGGAAAATTACCTTCTGACTCGCCAGTTGCGTTCAAAGGAAACTCCTCAGGAGTTCATGGATTCAATCTACATCGCCAAAGGATGGGCTGATGCAGCCCCTGTTTACAATGCATATCAAGCATTGATGACAGAAGCGCGTAAGAATAATGACCGTCGTGCTGCTGCTACTTATACCCAGAACTGGAATAACTACGCACAGACAGTTATTGGCGCTAACAATCCAACATGGTATGCCGATTACACAAACCCTGCCCGTAAGAATACAGCAGAGACAGTCATTGGCGAATTCCAGAAAATGAATACTGCTGGCAAGTTAACTGGTCCGCAGGCTGATGGAATCAAGACATTGCTTACTATGTACGATGCTTACCATCAAATTCTCCTGGCAAATACATTGAATGTTGGTGGAAGAATAACTCATACTCCAATGTACTCAATGACTCAAAACAATTGGTTTGCATACTTAACCCAATTGGAAGCAGAGCAACCAAACCTTACAAACGTTATCAACAGCGTATTTAAGAGAGTGAAATAATGAGCACATCTAAAGGAACTCCCGCACCTGCGCCTGACGCAAAGGCCGCTGCTGCGGCTAAAGCAAAGGCACAAGCAGATGCAGCCAAGGCGATTCTTGGTGCTGACCCAAACGCTAACTCTGCTTATTACACCCCTTCAACATACAATGTTTATCAATTAACCCAAACTTCCCAACCAGACATTGCATCCCTTGTTAATAGCACAATGCTTAGTCTTGTTGGCCGTGCTGCTACGCCTCAGGAAATTCAACAATATGGTGCTGAACTTCTTGCTGCAGAACGAGCAAATCAAGGCTTGGCAAGTACGAGCACAAGTTACCAGACCACTGGAGCAGGTGTTGGTAAGAAAGGTGCTACTACTGGTACCGACCTTTCAACTGGTGTAAATGCTTCAGACTTTATTGGGAATCTTATTCGTGGTACTGCAGATGCCCGTACATATCAGGCAGCAACTGCATATTTTGATGCCATGAAGCAGTCCAATAATAAGTACACAGGAGGATTCAGTGGCTGAGAAAAACTACAAACTTAAAAAGGGCCAGTGGACCGACCAAGTTATCAACATTGGTGTAGATAAAACTATCCCACTTGGAAACGTTACTGTTGTTTATAACCCAGATGGTTCTGAGGCTGGATTTATCAGAGACGGCGTATTTTACAATCCTGGTGAAAAAGTACAGGCACAGCCAAAGACTTCTAAGTCTGCTGCTGCACCTGCAGCCAAGACAGACCCTGTGGCAAAGTACAACTTGCCACCAGAGGTAGATGTTTCCGATATCAAGAATATGACTCCCGATGAACTTCAAAGCCATATTGCTGAAGCCAAAAAGCGTGCAGATGCTGCCACAAAACTTTATCAAAACACATCATCATCTGACACTGATTATGCCTATATCAAGCAGGCAAACGATTCTTCTATCAACCAGTTGAATGCTTTACAGGCTGCAGTAAAAACTGCTCCTGCTGCAAAGGGCGCAGAAAAGACAACAACAACAGCAACAACTATTGATACTTATTCGCAACTTGATTCTTTGCAAAACCAAGCAGATGGCTGGGAGTCTTCTAGGGAAGCAGCCCAAAATCAAATGGACAGCAATCCAGTTGGTTCTGCTGATTACAATTCAGCCAAAACTCGTCTTGATGAAGCAAACAAAAATTTACAGACAATTAATGACAATATTAAAAAAGTCAAGTCTGGCGAACAAATTACACCTGAGCAACAGCAAAGTAAGAGCAAACAGGCTGTTCAAAAAGCACAAGATAATGTTAATAAAATTCAAGAACAGATTACTCGCTTAAAAGATAAAGGCTTAGATACTTCAAACCTTGAACCTAAACTTGACGAAGCAAAGAAAAAAGTAACAGATGCCCAGGCTGCTACGCCACAAACATCAGTAACTTCAAACAAATTAAACAAAGCACAAACTGATGCTTTTAATGCAGCAGTTGCAAAAGATACTGCTACTACAGGTTCTGGTGCAAAATCGGGTGCAGGTGCAGGTAGCGGCACCGCAGGTAGCGCAGGAGCAGGTTCAAGTGGTGGTGCAGCAGGCGGAGGAACATCAGGTTCTAGCGGACCAACTTATTCTAAGACAGCACCTCGTAGCGCCGTTGGCGTAGATTCTGCTGGTAATTGGGTTGATTCCAAGGGAAGAATTGTTGGAACATCAGTAGCCCCTGCTATTTCCATGATGCCTAAGGGTGCCGTCGGAATTGAAGCAGGCAACTGGGTAGATGCCAAAGGCAACAAACTTGGTTTTGCTACACCAACAAGTTCTACTGGACAGACTGCAAACCAAGATGCTTACGAAAAATTCCGCCAGCAGTATGGTTCTGAAGCGGCAATTATTGACTCCAACCCTGACTTAAAGGCTGCATTCAATCAAGCCCTTAATGCCCCAGGCGCTGCGCTTTCCACACCACAATGGCAAGCAATTTACGAAAATAGCAAATATTTCAAAAATTCCTATAGTTCATTCCTCAATGCTGAACAAGCCCGTCTTGCTCAACCAGGCTCATATGTTCAGGCTTACAACAAAGCCATCACAGATGTCAAGGCTTACGCAGCACAGGCTGGTATCTCATTAGACTGGTCGTCACCTGACCTTCAGCCAATCACCATGACTCCTGGGCAAACAAATAACCCACTTGCCAGCAAGCAGTTTGACCCAACCAAGCCTGGCCTTATTGATGACATCCTTCACAAGTACTGGGATACTGGCGCTAATCAAACAGCCATTACCCAATACATTGCATCAAAAGGTAAAATTGACCCAACAATTATGGGTGGTAAGGCTCAGACTGATGAGCAGACTCTTCGCTCATTTGCTTCTGACCTTGGCTTAAGCAACCTTTCTCTTCCAACGCTTCAGGGTGGAGATTACTTTAATAACGCTGCAACTCAAATTGCTCAAGGCGGAATGGTTAACGGTACTCCAACCGACATCAACTACTGGAAGCAAGATTTAATCAATAAGGCTAAAGATGTCTATGGTGGAAAGTACAACACCCAACTTGACGCTGGTCAAACAATCAAGTCGCTTGCTGCTCCATATATCAATAGTTTGACTAACCTGCTTGAATCTTCACCAGACACAATCAATCTTTCTGACCCAACTGGTGACGGTGCATTAATTCGCAACGCCATGCAAAAAGGTACAAGCCCAGAAGACTTTGCAAAGCAAGTAATGAATGACCCACGTTGGCTTTCAACGAAGAATGCTAAGACAAACCTTATGGGCATCGGCAACCAATTCTTAAGCGCTTTTGGCTTAAGCGCACTAGGATGATTGGATAAATAATGGCATCTTATTATAACGATTTACTTGCCGATGGAAATACTTCGGCAGCAGATATGGCTGCTGCAACCGATTATGGAAATCGTGGCCAAACATCTTCAGCACCAGTTGCAGGTTCTTTGGAAGATTATGCTGCCATGCTTGCAGCAAGCGTCGAGCAAGGAAAAAAAGATGTTAAAGCACTTACTGACACGTCAGCAGTAACTGCTGCAAAAACAGAAGTTGCTACCGAAAAAACATCAAATGCTGCACTTGCAAAATCATTAGGTGCGACTATTAACCCAACTGGGATGATAACACCACCTACTAGCGGATATACAACACAAAGCATAAATGCTGCCGCTGGGATTTCTACACCTCCGCCAGTAGTTGCGCCAACAACGCCTACATCTGATTCAAATGCTCTTAATGCACTTAACGCATTATTTGCTGGATATGGTTTTCCACCTGATTTTGGTAATTACATCAGAGTTATGTTTGCTGCTGGTTATCAAGATGCGGCAACTATTGCCAACATTGCTCAGAACCCAAAGACATTTACCTCTAATGACCCAGCAGTCCAGGCAGCATTCAATGGCCTTAGCCAGGAATGGCAAGCCCGTTTCTCTGGCAACCAATTGCGTATGGCCAATGGCTTAGACCCACTTCCTGCATCTCAGTACATTGCCAATGAGCAGTCATACAAGCAGGTTATGCAGATGGCAGGATTGCCAGCAAGCACATTGAGCAATGATGTTCTTGGAAAACTTATGGCTCAGGATGTATCCCCAGCCGAAGTTCAGACACGAGTCAACGCAGCCCTACAGGCTGTTCAGTCTGAGGACCCATTTGTCATTCAACAACTTCAGACACAGCATGGAATGACTCTTGGCTCAATTGCCCTTCACCTTCTTGACCCAACCATTGCAGCACCTGTTATTCAACAGCAGGTAGCAGCAGCGCAGATTGGCGCTGAAGCAGCGCGTGTTGGTTCAAACATTAACCAAGATTATGCAATGAAACTTGCAGGTCAAGGTGTGACACAGGGCCAGGCACAACAAGGATTCCAGTCAATTGCTACTCAGCAAGCAGCGCTTCAAGCAGTTGCTAATCAGTCTCCAGCATTCTTACCAGCAGGAGCAATTGGCGGAGCACTACAGACAGCAACCTTTGGGACACCAGGCGCTCAAGATTACGCAACTGCACAAGCAGAACTTGCTCGTGTTAAAGCAGCCGCTGCCAATCCATTTGGCGGCTCTTCTGGCGTAAGCAAGGGAAGCCTCATGGGTAGTGAAGAAGGCATTTCGTAATAACTAGATTCCACACGGACTGACCAGCATCCGTTGTGCGTACCACTGACTGGTAGTAGGAGCCAAACTTCCTTCCCCTGGGAAACTTTGCGGCCTGCGTCACAACTAACGAAAAGGGAGTGCCACATGGCAAACCAATATGAAGATGACGACTTCGATGATATCGAAGAGACTCAAGATGCAAATGGTCCTGCGAATCTTCGCAAGGCATTGAAGCGAGCAGAGAAAGAAAAGAAAGACTTAGCAGAACAATTGGCTGCTATTCAGTCAGACTTACGCTCACGCTCAGTCAAGGAAGTATTGGCACAGAAAGGCGTACCAGATAAGGTCGCCAAATTTGTACCAGGCGACATATCAACGCCAGAGCAGATTGATGCTTGGCTTTCTGAGAATGCTGACATTTTCGGAATTAAGCCAGCAGAAGAAACTGCTCAAGCCTCACAAGAACAGCAAGCAAACGTAGCATCGTATCAGCGTATTAACGCTGCGACACAAAATGCAGCAACCCCAACCCGTGACCAGGACTTGGCCGCGAAGATTGCTGGGGCTAAAAACATTGATGAACTCAATGCATTAACAGGTCTACCAAGCCAGCGTTTTAGAGGCTAACTAAAACAATCCATCCGCACAAACCTTATAGAAAGAAGGTGACACAGTGAGCAACGCATATACAGACATTACCTCTGGTTCGTCGCTAGGTAACTACCTAGTACAAACCGCGTATGACCGTTATGTAGAATTCGCTCTCCGTGCTGTGCCTCTTATCCGCGATGTCGCAGACAAGAAGCCAGTACAGCAGGCAATGCCAGGTTCTTCAGTAGTCTTCCAGATTTACACAGACCTCGCAGCAGCAACAGCAACACTCTCAGAAACTGTTGACCCAGATGCAGTAGCACTCGGTAACACAACACAGGTTTCTGTAACACTTAATGAATATGGTAACGCTTCTCTTGCTACACGTAAATTGGAGTTGTTCTCACTTTCAGATGTTGACCCAGCAATTGCTGACATCATCGCATTCAACATGGCTGACTCTCTCGACACAGTTGCACTCCAGACCCTCACAGGTGGACCAAATGCAATTGCTGAAGTTAACGGTTCTGTCGTATCTACCTATGCAGGTACATACACAAACGGCACAACCAACAAGTCAATCCTCTCAACAGACGTAATCAAGTCTCGTGACATCCGTTTGGCTGTCGCTAAACTCCGTGCTAACAAGGCTGTCCCACGTCAGGGCGAGTACTACTGGGTTGGTATTCACCCAGAAGTTTCACATGACCTCCGTGCTGAGACAGGTCTTGGCGGATGGCGTGATGACCACAAGTACTCAGAGACAGGTGCTGCTGAGTTCTGGCCAGGCACAATCGGAACATACGAAGGTGCTATGTTCGTAGAGACACCACGTATGGCTAACTTCGCTGACGGTACAGGTGCTGGTTCAGCATCAGGTACTTTTGGTACTTCTTCATATGTCAACGCTACAGGTGGCGTACGTGTATTCCGTACACTCGTTGCTGGTAAGCAGGCACTTGCAGAAGCAGTTGCTGAAGAGCCACATGTTATCTTCGGACCAGTTGTTGATAAGTTGATGCGTTTCCGTCCAATCGGATGGTACGGCGTTCTTGGATGGGCACGTTACCGTGACGCATCCCTCGTCCGTATTGAAACAACATCTTCAATCCACACAGCGTAGTTTGAAGTAACGGTAAGGGTGGGGTTAAGCACGACTTGAAATAAAGTCACACTCCCACCCTTATCACTTAACAAGGAGAAACATGGGATACCAATTTACACCGCCAGCAGTTGATGAGACTCCAGGTGGATTCGGAAGATTGTTCTGGCGTTACCGTATTGCCCGTGGGGACACGCTTCTTGTTAATGGAACAGTAGTAACTCGTGTCCGTACCCCAGGAGTGGATGAAACTTTAGCCGCTGATTACTACTACATCGGTGGCCATGTATATCCCATCACAGATGCGGAACGCACAATTTTGATTAACGCTGGTTACGGCGCAAACATTACGACAGTTTAAGGGGAGCCATGAATCCAGGTAGATACAACCTCGCCGTTTATCAGGGCACAACCTTCCAACTCAAGCCAGTCTGGAAGATTGGCGGAGTGCCTGTAAACCTCACAAATTATTCAGCAGATATGCAGGTGCGCTACGCATCAGATACTGCAACCATTGTTGAACTTTCAACTTCCAATGGCCGTGCCGTCATTGATGCCGCCGATGGCCGTATCAACCTTTACATTTCAGCAACTGATACCGCTGCTCTCCCAGCAGGCAACTATCAGTATGACTTAAACCTTACAAACAATACAGATGGAACTGTCTACAAGATTCTTCAGGGTGTCTTCATCGTGAACGTGAGTGTGACTCACTAATGACAACTACCCCAGATACGATTTCCATTGTTGAAATCCCCATCACTACAAATGTCTACGACATTGCTGTTAGCCAACTTGACATTGTAGAACTAGGCCCTATCGGGCCACAAGGTCCTCAGGGCTATCAAGGATTGGCAGGTAACACAGGTGCAACTGGAGCCACTGGAAGTACAGGCGGACAAGGCTCAACTGGAGCAGCAGGTTCAGCAGGAAATACAGGAGCCACTGGCTCTATTGGAGCAACTGGACCAAGCGGTGCAACAGGTTCTACAGGTAGCGCTGGCCCGACTGGACCTACTGGAAGCCAAGGTAACACAGGAAGTACAGGGGCTGGAACGACAGGCTCCACAGGTTCTACTGGCCCAACAGGTGCTGTTGGCAGCACAGGGTCTACTGGACCCACAGGAGCAATTGGAGTAACTGGTTCTACTGGTGCCACAGGAGCGATAGGAGCGACAGGTGCTACAGGTAATACAGGTGCTATTGGTAACACTGGTTCCACTGGCGCTACTGGCAATACTGGTGCTACTGGAGCGGTGGGCAATACAGGCGCAACAGGCGCCCAAGGAAACACAGGTCCGACAGGTGCTATCGGAAACACAGGTGCAACAGGCCCTACAGGCCCTACTGGATTAACGGGTAATACAGGCGCTACGGGCAATACAGGTAACACTGGTAACACAGGTGCTGCAAGCACCGTTCCTGGCCCTACAGGGCCTACAGGAGCCACTGGAAACACTGGTCCTAGCGTTACTGGTTCAACTGGTCCTACGGGTGCTACAGGCGCAGGTGGCGCTTTAGGCTACTACGGAAACTTTTACGACACTACAACCCAAACCAACGCTGGCGCTACTAGCGCAAATCTTATTACAATTAACACCAATGCTGGTTCAAGCGGTGTAAGTATTGTTTCAAGCAGTCAGATAACTTTTACCTACGCTGGGACTTATTCAGTAAACCTTTTAGGTCAGTTCATTACCACAGGCGGTGGAAGCAACTATCAGGTTAACGTCTGGTATGCACTTAATGGCACAGCCGTAACCGAGTCAACAGCAGTCTTTACAACTGCTGGTGTTAATAACCAAGTGCTTGCAAACATTGAAGATTTAGTAACCGTAAATGCTGGCGATTACATTCAGTTCTATTGGTCATCACAAAATACTTATATGGAATTGTTGGCTGTATCGGCAGGTACATCACCAACTCGCCCTGCATCCCCTAGTGTAAATCTTCACGTTGAGCAGATTATGTACACCCAACTCGGACCGACAGGAGCAACTGGTGCAAATGGCGCTAACGGCAATACTGGCGCTACTGGCGCCACTGGTTCTACTGGCAACACTGGTCCTACTGGACCGACTGGAGTTGCAGGCAACACGGGCGCAACAGGAAATACAGGTAACACAGGAGCCATAGGTAACACAGGCTCAACTGGACTAACTGGAAATACTGGAGCGACAGGAGCAACGGGTGCCACAGGAACCGCAGGAACTAACGGAGCAACTGGGGCTACAGGCCCAACTGGCTCAGCAGGAACCAATGGCGCAACAGGAGCCACAGGACCTACGGGAGCCACAGGAACAGCGGGAACTAATGGTTCTACAGGCGCAACTGGACCAACTGGACCTGCTGGTTCAAATGGAACCAATGGAGCCACGGGTGCGACAGGGGCTACAGGTACTGCTGGAACGAATGGGGCTGTTGGAAACACGGGCGCAACAGGCGCTACTGGCAGCGTTGGTGCGACTGGAACGACAGGGCCTACTGGCCCGACAGGACCAACTGGCGTTACAGGTAATACGGGAGCAACTGGGTCCACGGGTTCAACAGGTGCTACAGGCGCAGCCAATCTTTACGACATACTAATGCTCGGCGGTATGTGATAAACTTATACCATGAAGATTGCTGTGTATGCAATATCAAAGAATGAGATTCTTCATGCGGAACGTTTTGCGAAAGCCTGTGCTGATGCTGATTATGTTGTCGTTGCTGATACTGGCAGCACGGACGGAACACAAGAAGCGCTTAAAGCGCTGGGAGTAACAGTCCATCAAATCAACATCAAGCCATTCAGGTTTGATATGGCTCGTAATGCAGCGCTGGCGTTAGTGCCAGAAGATGCTGATGTCTGCCTTATCTTAGATTTAGACGAAGTACCTGAGCCTGACTTCTTTAAGAAAGTACGCAAGAAGTGGAAGCCAGGTGCAGACCATGGCTGGGTCAGTATGAAAACTGATTCCAACAAATGGGAGCGAGACAGGCTTCACTCCAGATGGAACTGGACATGGAAGTATCCATGCCACGAAGTAAACATCTGGTACGGCAAGCATGAGCCAGTTGACTGTGACATCCGCAATGCTGTTATCGAGCATCTGCCAGACAATAACAAGTCTCGTAGCCAATACATAGAACTGCTGGAATTAGCAGTCAAAGAGTTTCCCCAGGACCCACGTATGTGGACCTATATGTGCAGAGAATACTTCTTCTACTCTAGGTGGGAAGATGTTATCAAAGCAGCAGAACACAAGTTAGAAAACGGTGGTTGGGATGTTGAAAGTGCTGCAGTCTGCCGATGGGCAGGAGAAGCAGCGCATCAACTTGGCCAAGAAGAATCTGCTCGTGTGTGGTATGACAAAGGCAGAGACATTCTTCCCGTGCAGGGTGAGCCGCAGTTCGGTGTTGCAATGGATGCGTACCGAAAGCAAGAATGGCAGCGGTGCCTAGATGCTTCTCTCAACGCTTTGGAGTCTCCTCGCTCCAACCATTATTGCTACGAATCAGCAGTCTGGGATTGGAAAGCCTTCGACCTTGCAGGAATCGCTGCTTACAATCTCAAGCACATTGACGAAGCAATAACCTTTACTAAAGAAGCGGTAAAGGCTAACGGTCCTGAAAATGACCGTATCCAACGTAACCTAAAGTTTTTTGAGGAAGTCAAAGATGCCACTAGGCGAAAATTGTAGAACAGGTTGTTTAGAAAAGAATCACGAATCTTATATTGAATGCTTGAGAGCATCTAACCTACATATCAATTCAGGAGATGCAGGTAGAGCAGAAGCACCTATGACAGCCAAGCGCTGGGATGGTGAATTAGAAGCATACCGTAAGGCTAGAGCCGAAGGCATTCAGCCAGCAGGAACCACCATGAGAGCCATCAATGAGGCTAAGGCTGCCAGCGACAAACTGGGCGCAGCATATAACGCAGATGTTATGCCATCTGCGGACAAGATTACCAAAGCGAGCGCTGAGGTATTGAAACATACAGGAGACATCTAATGGCAGCAGCAAAGAAGGGCATGGGCTTCGCCGCAGCGCAAAAGTCTATTGCTAAAAAGTCAGGCGTATCAATGGAATCAGCAGGAGCAATCCTTGCTTCTTCTACTCGCAAGGCTAGCCCAGCAGCAAAAAAAGCAAATCCAAATCTCAAGAAGGTAGCAATGCCTAAGAAGGGTGGAAAGTAAATGTGCGTAGAGTGCGGCTGCAATAGCAGCATGATTGGCAAGGCATCAGACAAGTTGACAGGTAAGCCTACAAAGGACCCTCGTGGTTCTTATGAAGGCGTCGGCGGAACAAAGAATAAGTAATTAATTTTTTAGGAAAGGATAACAATGGCCACAAGTTTATCAACTGTATACCATTTGAATCGTCTTGCTGGCACCATTATTAATGGTGTACCTCAGTATGATTTTGATGGCGCAGCCACTAGGTGGGGCACTGTCGTGCTTGGTGCACACAATGCAACTCGTGGCATTGACGTCCTGAACCTTATCTATGCCTACCGCCATGGTGGCAAAAACTATTACGAAGATACCCCTGGTGTCTTAAATCTTCTTGCTGGAACTTTTGGTTTAGGCGAGGCTGAAGCAGCATCGAGGATTCTATCGTGAGTACATTTTTAGACCTAATCAATGAAACTAACCTAGCCTTAACAGGCTATACCAATCGTCAGGACCAGGCTACATACCTTACTGCTCCAATGGCATCAGGTGATTTAAGTTTCACCGTAGCCGATGGAACAGTCCTCACCCGTGGTTTGGTAGAGATTGACGATGAACTTATCTGGGTAGATTCCTTTGACCGTAATACAAATACGGCAACTATCCCACAATATGGCAGAGGCTTTCGTGACACCACTGCACAGTCCCATACTGCTGGTACTCGTGTAACTATCGCGCCTTCCTTTCCGCGTAGTGTTATCCGCCGAAACATTAACCTTGCCATTGATGGTGTCTACCCAGATTTGTTCGGTACCTTCTACACCATCTTCAACTGGCAAGCAGCCCGTACTACCTACGTCTTGCCTAATGAGGCAATTGACATTCTAGGCTGCTCATGGCAGACCATCGGTCCTTCTAAGGAATGGTTGCCAGTACGCCACTATCGTGTTGACCGTATGGCTAACCCAATCTACTGGAATTCTGGTAAGACAGTATCCATCCGTGAAGGCATCATCCCTGGCCGTCCAGTCATGGTTACCTACACCAAGAAGCCAACAACTCTTACATATGACACTGATGATTTCACAATGACTGGTCTATCAGATTCAGCACGTGAAGTAATTATCCTCGGTGCCGCATACCGTACAGCAATGTACCTAGACCTTGGCCGTGTTCCAGCAGCGACTGCTGAAGCAGATGCCCAGCAAGGCAATGACCCAGTTGGTAGCGCAGCCAATATTGGCCGAGTCCTACAGCAGATGTACCAGCAACGTCTTCTTGTGGAAGTACGTCGCCTTCAAGAGCAGTACCCACCTCGTACCCACTACACCTCCTGAGGATAGCCAATGCCACAACGTTATTACAGCGCTACGGCGCAAGATACAACCATCAACGGAAATATCAATTCATCCGTTACCAGCATTATCCTCAGTGCAGCCAATGGCTTCCCAACTAATTACCCATTCGTTCTTGCGCTTGACTACAACGCAGCATCTGAAGAATTGGTTTTGGTTACTGGAACAACGGCAGCAACTACTTTCACAGTAACTCGTGGCTACAACAGCACAACCCCGCAGGCTCACCGTACTGGCGCAGTTGTGCGCCACGTTATCTCAGCACAAGACATGACAGATATGCAGGCTCACTTTGATGCCACAGCAGATGTTCATGGCGTTTCAGGTCAACTAGCAGCAGCAAGTGATGTCACAAGTATCGCGTTCCTGACAATGGGCGCTTAACCAAGCAAAGGAAAAATAAATGGCAAGTGCATATAAAGTGCTTGGGCAGGCAGTCCCAGCAGCAACAACAGCGGCAGGTGCTTCATCTAGCCTTACAACCCTATACACATCAGGTACTTCGCTAGGCGCAGTTGTCTCTAGCGTCGTCATCTGTAACCAGTCTACATCTGCTCAGACATACCGTGTCTCAGTTCGTGTAGCAGGTGCAGGCGATACACCAAAGCAGTACCTTGCTTATGACGTGGTTCTTGGTAGCAACGCTACAGACACACTCACCCTTGGCTTAACACTTGCCAACACAGACGTTATCTCAATTGCAGCATCCTCAACATCCGTCTCATTCTCAGCCTTCGGAAGCGAGTTGTCATAATATGACTGTTACCCGTCACCCTAACAATCAGGGTGTCACACTAAGCCAGTGGCGCTACAACGCCACGGGCGGTGAGACAACCCTTTCAGGCACAGACGCTTTTGGCGCTGGCCTGTCCTATACCGTGGGAGCCGAACAAGTATTTGTCAACGGCGTACTCTTAGAGCGTGGCGTGGATTACACAGCCAGCACAGGAACCACCGTCACAGGGCTTACAGCCCTTGTAGCAGGCGACATCGTAACCGTCTCTAGCCCATCAGCCTTCAACGTGGCTAACGCCATCCCAAAGGCTACAGTAGCCGCTAAGGGCGACTTGATTGTTGGCAATGGTGCCGCATCAGTAACTAACCTTGGTGTAGGCTCTGACGGCACAACACTCGTTGCAAACTCTTCCAGCGCAACAGGTGTTGCTTGGGCAGGGCCTTCAGTAGCGGCTGGAAAGAACGCCGTCATTAACGGAGCCTTTGACTACTTCCAGCGTGGTACTTCTGGAACAGTAGGCGGTTCTGTTTCTTATACGGCAGACCGTTGGCAGTCATTAACTTATTCTGGCGGAACAATGAGTTGGAGCCAAGTCGCTACATCCAATACTCCAGTTGGCAGCAAATACGCCTTGCGTGTTCAACGCGCTGCTTCTGCCACAAATACCGCAACGATGAACATTTCTTATGCAGCAGAAACTAGCGAATCGCTAAAATTTGCTGGCCAGACATTTACTTTGAGTTTTTGGGCGCGAGCAGGGGCAAACTTTTCTGCCTCATCAAATGCGCTCAATGTTCAAGTTCATACAGGAACAGGAACAGACCAAAGTATTTATGGAACTGGATTTACTGGAGATGGAACACCTGTAAATACAACAGCCACCCTAACAACTTCGTGGCAGAAATTTACATTTAGCGGAACTGCATCTTCTAGCACCAATCAAGTTGGCGTAGTTTTTTATTTCGTACCAACTGGTACTGCTGGAGCAGCGGATTACTTTGACTTTACCTTGGTTCAACTAGAACTAGGCTCAGTCGCAACTGCCTTCTCCCGCGCTGGCGGAACACTTCAGGGGGAGTTAGCCGCTTGTCAGAGGTACTACTACCGCATTGATTCAGGCGCTCAAACTTATGCTTGGTTTGCCAATGGTCAGGCTTCATCAACGACTCAATATTATTTGCAAATGCCTCTCAAAACAACATTTAGAGTCACACCTACCGCAGTTGATTATTCAACTTTGCGAGTGCAATCTTATTCGGGCGTTTATAATGCAATTTCCGCTCTTACAATTTATGGAGCAGCCACCAATACAGTTACTTTACAGGCTACAACAACTGGATTGACAACGGGCAATTATTACGACTGCACAGGTAACGGTTCAACATCAGCCTTTATCGGCCTTAGCGCGGAGTTATAAATGACAAATATTGAAATTATCACAGATTCAGCCAATATTGAACAAGTCATCATTGATAATGGCGATGGTTCATTTACCTCAATGCCAAAGTCAACCTACGATGCTCAACAGGCATCTAGCACACTCCCATCCAACTCTTCTACACCACAGGCAGGTGCATAATGTCACGCGCACAACTTACAAGTACGGTAGAGCAAAACTCGGCAGGAGCAGCAAGTCCTTATGTCGGGGC